TGTTGCGGATGCGTGGACGCAGACGAAGAGGGTCTTTAATGGACTCTTCGGAGCGTATTTTGTTTCTGCGGTCAAGACCTTTGATGAGGCTGTCTCTGAAATAGAGTTGTCAGCTTCGCCTGGGTATCCTTGGAATCAAGTCTATACCACAAAGCGAGATTGTCTCGCCGGAGAAGAAAAATTGCTTCGGGAGATAGTAGCCAAGCTAATCAAAGACGGAGAAGTCGATTATGTTTGGCGCGGTAAGAGGTATCAAGTTGTCTATTGGTTGACGAGTCCAAAATCAGAAATTCGTACCATTGACAAGTTAATGGACCCCGACCGTAGTAAACGCAAGGTAAGGACGTTTATGTGCGCAGACATGATAATGCACATAGTTGGTTACATGTTGTATTCTAATCAAAATGATCAGAATCTCGGCTGGGGCCGAGGTGCACATTGGAGCGCTGTGGGTTTGTCTCCGTGGCACGGTGGCTGGAACTCAGTTTCCGTCTACCTAACTTGTAGCGATAATAGTCGAAAGTTTAAATATTTCGACGTGTCACATATGGAGGCTTCCCTAAGCACCATGATCCAGGAACTCATTTACGATGTCCGCAACGGCGGTATCGACGGATATGATAATTTAAAACGGTTTTACTTGGAAAATCTCCAGTACAGCTATATCATTGACGTTTTGGGTTACCTGGTCATGAAAACAGGTAAAAATCCATCGGGCAATTACAACACATTGACCGATAATACATACGCGTTGATAATAGTCTTCTTGTACACTTTGTGCAGGAATGGACTCTCAGATAGTGAGGTCATGCGTGAATTCTGGAGTATTTCAGCAAAAATGATGGGCGACGATAGTGTCGTTCCAGACATTCCTTTGTTTGATAACATCATACAGTACTCTAGGGAGTTAGGATTTGAGTTCAAAGAAGAGCGCCCAGTTGGCACTCTTTCTGAAGGGACTTTCCTAAATACCGGGTTCGTCTGGCTTCCAGAAAGGAAATTCTGGTTGCCCAAACCCAACTTCGATAAGATTAGATCAAATATCTACTTCAACTTTAAAGAGAAAAGTTGGAGGTTGGCGTATGTAAAATGCTGCGCCTATCGAAAGTTAGGGTGGGCCTTCCCTGCAATCAGGGAGGAGGCGGATGCATTATTGAATTGGATCAGCTTAACTAAGCTAGAAGAAATGAAAGCAGAAGTGAGGATGGATGAAAAGATCACCTTTCATGCTGCTCTAGCTCAAAGAATGTCTGAT